GCGGATTTAGTTCATCTATTGTTAACAAGAAAAGGTTCGAGATATTATCTTCCTGATTTTGGAACAAGACTTTATGAATTTGTGTTCGAACCTTTCGATGGACTAACATTTAGTGCTATCGAAGCTGACATTAGGGATTCTATCCAAAGATACATGCCAAATCTATTAGTTAATAAAATAACCATAGAACCTGCAGACCCCGCAAATGAGTCAGATACTCAAACAAATACTGTGACAGTTGGTGATGCTAAAATGTATGACATTTATAGATTACCTGGTAAGGGAACCGCAGATTACACTGCAAAAATCAAAATAGATTATGCAACAAATTCACAAACATTTAGTGAGAGTGATTTTATAATTATCAATATTTAAGATAGATGGCAAACCGTAAAATATCATACACAACAAGAGATTATCAGGCAGTTAGAACCGAACTTCTCAACTACGTAAGAACGTATTATCCTGAGTTAATTCAGGATTTTAACGATGCATCGGTATTTTCGGTTTTCATTGATTTGAATGCTGCGATTGCGGATAACCTTAACTATCAGATTGATAGAAGTATCCAAGAGACTGTTCTTCAATATGCACAACAAAAATCATCAATCTATAACATTGCCAGAACTTATGGATTGAAAATCCCGGGTCAAAGACCATCGGTTGCTTTAGTAGATTTTTCAGTTACAGTTCCTGCGTTTGGAGATAAAGAAGATGAAAGATATTTGGGAACATTAATCAGAGGGTCTCAAGTAGTTGGTGCTGGTATTGTTTTCGAAAATGTGAACGATATAGATTTTGCATCACCATACAACTCAGAGGGATTCCCTAACAGACTCAAAATACCAAATTTCAATGCCAACGGAGTTCTTATCAACTACACAATAACAAAAAGAGAAGTGGTTGTTAATGGTATTACAAAAGTATTCAAAAGAGTTATTACACCAAACGATGTTAAACCTTTCTTTGAATTATTCTTACCTGAAAAGAACGTATTGGGTATTACAAGTGTATTGTTGAAAAACGGAACACAATATACTAACGTTCCAACAACCGCAGAATTCTTAGGTTTAGAGAACAGATGGTATGAAGTTGATGCTTTGGCCGAAGATAGAGTCTTTGTTGAAGACCCAACAAAGGTATCAGACCAACCGGGTATTAAAGTTGGAAGATATATTCAAACACAAAATAGATTCATCACAGAGTTTACCCCTGAAGGTTTTAAGAAAATGACTTTTGGTGGTGGAACAAACACAGCACAAGATGCTTTAGACCAATTCACAACAATTGGTGCAACGTTGGATTTACAAAAATATTCAAATAATCTTTCATTAGGTTCTGCTCTTACACCTAACTCAACACTGTTCGTTCAATATAGAGTTGGTGGAGGATTAGCAACTAACTTAGGAACTAACATTATCAACCAAGTGGGAACAGTTACTTTCTTTGTTAATGGTCCTTCAGAGAATACAAACTCTGCAGTTGTAAACTCTTTAAGATGTAATAACGTTACTGCCGCTATTGGTGGAGCGGGTATTCCTTCTTTAGAAGAAATTAGAAACTATGTCTCTTTTAACTTTGCGGCACAGAAAAGAGCGGTGACAGTTCAAGACTATGAGTCAATATTGAGAAACATGCCATCACAATATGGTGCACCTGCTAAGGTATCCATAACTGAAAATGATAATAAAATTTTGATTCAAATATTATCATATGACACATCAGGAAAGTTAACAAGTATCGTATCAAATACCTTAAGACAAAATATTGCAAACTATCTTTCTAATTACAGAATGATGAACGACTACATTTCAATCTTGAGTGCTGAAGTTATTGATTTAAGTGTTGATGTTTCAATCGTATTAGACTCAGCACAAAACTCAGGACAGGTTATTTCTGATGTTATTGATAAAGTTTCTGCATACTTTAACCCACAGACAAGACAACTTGGTCAGAACGTATATCTATCAGAATTGAAGAGTATAATACAAAACTCAAATGGAGTATTGACAGTTACAAGTGTTGACGTGTTCAATGAGGTTGGAGGACAATATTCATCTGCTGAAACATCAATGGTATATTCTAACCCCGAAACAAAGGCAATTGGTCCTGTTGACGATACAATTTTTGCACAACCAAATCAGGTTTATCAAATAAGATACCCTAACAAAGATATCCGAGTATCAGTTAAGAATTTCCAAACAGTAACATTATCTTAACAGGTTTATTTATTTCATTATTGAGTTATAATTCTAATGTGTGTTCCCAAAAAAATTCACATTAACTATTTATAACTAAACATCTTAATGGGTCAATCGTATAGGATTAGGACCGAACTCGGTGTTAACAAGACGATAAACGTTCAAATAGACCAAGAGTTCGAATTTCTTGAGATTTTATCTCTCAAACTTCAACAAGAAGACATATACGTTAGAGCTTGCTCTGATTATGGTGTTCTTGTAGGTAGAGTTACAGCCAATAATGGATTAGGTGTTCCTAATGCCCGAGTTGCTGTTTTTATCCCTATCGATGTTGTTGACCAATCAAATCCAATTATAACATCAATTTATCCATATAGGTCAGTTGATGATAGAAATGAAGATGGTTATAGATATAACCTACTTCCATATGAGAAATCATATTCAAAACATGCTGCCACAGGAACATTACCATCAAGAATTGATGCGTTGACTGCTACAACAGTTGTGGACATATACGACAAATATTACAAGTTTACAGCAAAGACAAACGAGAGTGGTGACTACATGATTATGGGTGTTCCACTTGGTATTCAAAATATCTTGATGGACGTGGATTTATCTGATATAGGTGAATTCTCTTTGACACCTCAAGATTTGATTAGGATGGGTTTAGCAACTGATGCTCAGGTTGCTGGAGATACTTTCAGAACCTCAACAGACTTAAACTCATTACCACAAATTATTTCAATAAACAAACAGATTGAAATTTCACCTCTTTGGGGTGAACCTTCAATATGTCAAATAGCTATCAACAGATTGGATTTTGATTTAAGAGATGATGCCAATGTTGATATCCAACCAACCTCAGTCTTCATAGGGTCGATTTATTCTACACCTGACACATTAAGAATAAAGGGCGGTATAGATGGACTTAGTGCAAAACTAAGAGATAATTTCGGAAATTTATGCCAACTACAAGCAGGACCGGGTCAGATATTAGCAATAAGACAGACAATACAAATTGATTCTGACGGGAACCCAATTTTAGAAGAATATAGGCTAGAACAAAGTGGGAATATAATCGATGGTAATGGTTCTTGGTTAACAGAACTACCGATGAATTTAGATTACATTGTGACCAATGAGTTCGGGGAAAAAGTTTTATCTAATGACCCAACCATTGGTATTCCAACTAAAGCAAAATATAGATTCAAAATTAAATGGCAACAATCTAATGAACTATCTGAGCAAACGAGACGACCATATTATTTGGTTCCAAACGTTAGAGAGTATGGTTGGTCGAACAACGCCTCGGACCCAAATCTTACAGGTGGAAATGATAGATTGGCAAGTTCATATTACTTTGGATTAGATTGGTCGGGATACACAAAAGGTTTTATAACAACTCAACGAACTAAGAAATTGGATGAAATGATTGATTGTCAAGATACTTTCTATCAATTCAGTTTCAATAGAGTATATACAGTCTCGGCTTTAATTGACCAATATAAAAGTGGCGGTAGAGGAAAGTTTGTTGGAATTAAAGAAATCGATAGTAATGAGTGTGCGGACTCAGTTAACAAATTTCCTGTAAATGAAGGGTTTAGAAATTTCGATTTTCTATATTTCTTGTTTGCAATTATTTTTCAGGTGATACAAATAATAGGTATTCCATTATTAGTTCTTTATCACTTTGTGGCTTGGTTATACAATAATTTTGCCGTAGTTGTGATTGGTATTCTGATTGGTTTTGCAACAAAGGCACTCATTCAGACTGGAGTTGAAGCATATGCATTCATTGTTGCGGCATCAGGTAATCCATTTACGTGGAATATGTTCCTTGCTGCAGGTTCAATCTTTTTAAGATTAGTGTTTTATACATTTCTGATTCAACAAATGATTAAAAACTTCGGAAAATTAACTTCTTACAATTTTGACCCTATCAAATTGGCGATGATACAATATCCCGATTGTCAAGCTTGTCAGTGTAATAATGGTAATATCACACCGGTAACAACTAATACGGAGGATGTTCCTCCTGTTCCATCGCAACTAACACAAGTTTCAGGAACCGATTCATATGTTCAAACAATAGAAGGATACTTAGCAACAAGACCACAGATAACAAACATAACAAATCAAAATGATGAAAATTATGATAGCATTTTGAATACTGTGGCAAATGCAAACGGTCAGGCGTTATCAGGTGTGGCTGGAAACGCTAAAAACCCCAAAGTTTATCATACAACTCGTTCTCTAAGACTTGGAAGAGCAAATGGAGATAGTCAAACTGAAATGTTTGGGCTTAGTTTTGATTTGCCAATAGGGGAAAGAATAAACGTTTATAATCTTAGGTCCAAGTTTTTTGATAACACGAATAAAATCAAAGTAACTTTTGCAACAAACCAAAACCAAGGGTTCCATTATGATAATACTTTAACAGTTTTAACATCGGGTGATTATAACCCTGGTGATTTAATAACTTTTGTAAATCCTGCATTATCACAAGACCCCAACTACAGATGGACAGGGACGACAATGGGTGGAAAAGTAATTAATGGCCTCACAGGTAAGGTGCCAACAGGAATAATACCAATAACGGTTAATTATGCAACATCTCAAACAACGGATGCTACTACGAATTATACTTTACCTACAGGTTTTACACCTACTTGTGTAACAAGTGTTACTATTAATGTAACTGAAGCTGGTGAAGTTTCCTATCAAACTTGTTATGGTGCGAAAAGTGCAACAACTAAATCTGTTGGAGTCCATACAATCGCAGATGTTGATTGTATTAATTTAAGTTCATTAGGAGGACTTGCAACTTATACCGTTACAGGATATGGAGATGAGTGTAGAGGATATGACTACCCAATGGATATTGAATACTACCAAGTTATTACTGCAATAACAGTAACCAAAACAGTTATCAATAATTCTCCTGTATATTCTTTACCAAACTTAGCCGCAGTTAATTCTGATGGAATAACTGCAAACCCAAGTTTTTGGAATCAATTAATACAACCTTCAACAATTATCACTTTTGATAAATGTAGACGTGATTGGTGGGGGACTAATCCAACAGCGGCGAATTCAAATGTAATGTATTATGAAAAGTTGAATGCCACATATTTGAATGAATTCGAAACACAAAAGGTTCTTATTTTACAAAGAGGTGTTGACCCCTATTCTCCACAATATGTTAACAAATATGGTATTGGTAGAATCTTAGGATATACTAATGAGGATGATGTGGTTATAACTGCGTCAACAAGGGTAAACGTGCCAATACAAAAACTTCCCGCGGGTTCTACAACAACAGTTCAACAACATAACGTTCAGAGTAACATATTTTACCAGTCTAATTTCTTCCAACCGATTAACCCTCCTGTGAGCACACCAGGTCTAACGTTCAGTGGATTTTCAACTCCACTTGTGGGTGTTTACGGAGCAGTAGATAGTAACACTAGTTCGATTACCGCATTAGGTAATTCTTATTACTCCAACAATTATATAGACACGACATCAAATGGAGGTGTAATAAGCAAACTAAATAACTTTTTTGTTCAAGGCAATACTAATCCTGCATCATACCCACCTGGATTTTTTATTGGCACAAGAGAAACAAGG